GGATAGGCCTTCACCTTTCAGCTTTGCGAAAGCAACGAGGGAATCGAGGGCGCTCTTGCTGATGCCCATGCGGATTGCTTCGCCGGCCCGGTCTGATTCTGTCGAGACGGTTTTCAGGGACTGGTTAACCTGGTCCAGCTCACCCCGCATGTTCCCCAGTTCAATGGTGACGTCTTGCCCCATGGCGGCCTGGCGCTCGAGAGCATCGATGGCGTATTCGTAGTATTCCTGGGCGTTGGATAGCTGGTCTGCGTAGGCCTGGCGCTGTTCTTGGTTCATGGCCGCCACTTCGGCGCCGGTGCGCACGGTGGTGTCGGCGTAATCTTCCAGGGCCTGGGCTTTGCGTTTGAGTTGGTTGATCTCACGCAGGCGCTGGAGCTCGATCTCCTTTTCCTGCAGGGCAAGCCGGCGCTGGGCATCTTCCACACCCCGGACTTTCCGTGTGATGGCGTCCAGCCCTTTGGCGGCTGCCGTCAGCCCGATGATGGCCAGGGTGATAGGGATGGGTTTTGCCAGCCCCATGGCTACCCGCCCAAGGGCGCTGAAACCCTTGGAAGTGGCGGCGGCCTGGGCACTGGCGGCCATCATTTCAGCACGGGAGGCCCGCAGGGCCATGGTCCAGTTGCCCAGGGCTTTAACGGCACCGGCCACCTTGATGGCGACAAAGGCTTTGCCCAGTAGCAGCAGCTCGTCTTTGTATTCGGCAACGGTGGTAGCGCCGCTGCGCATGGCTTTGCCAATGGAGACAATGCCATCGCTGATGTTCTGCGCCCAGCGCTCGAGCGTGCCGTTCTGGCGCAGTTCCACGATAGTAGCCAGCAGTTCCTGTAGCTGGCCTTTCACGTAATCCAGCGAGCCGGATTCAGCGATCAGGTTCAGGAACTGGTCCCACTGGTCTTTCAGGTTGGACACCAAACCAGAGAGCCGGCCCATGCTTTGGGCGGCGGCGCCCTGGCTGGCTTTGCCGATCTCTTGCGTGAGCGCGGCGATGGTTTCGCGGCCCAGTTCGCCGTTGGTAGACAGGGACTGCAGTTCGGTGACGTTCTTGCCGGTGGCTTCCGCCAGCAGTTCCCACACCGGCACGCCGCGTTCAATCAGCTGCAGGATCTCTTCGCCTTGCAGTTTCTGTTTGGCCCATGCCTGGCCGACGGCGTTGATGATGCCTTCCAGATCCTGGTATGTGCCGCCCATGGCCTCGTTTTGGTCTACCAGGGCCTGCAGGGTGCCGTTGGTGGGGTCTATGCCGAAGTTTTTAAGGCGGATGAAGGCCTGTGATACCTGTTCCAGCTGCAGCGGGGTGTTGGCGGTGAAGTCCTGTATCCACTGGCTGGCTTCCTCACCCTTTTCAACGCTGTTAAATACCTGGGTGAGCTGGTCGTCCAGCTTTTCGAAGCGGTCGCCAGTTTGCAGGATGGAAATGAAGCCCTGGCGGATTTTCTCCAAGCCCACGGCGGCGCCAATGAAGGCTACCAGGCCGGCGGCTGCGGCTTTCATTTTTGTGGTGAATCCGCCAGCAGCGGTGCCGGCATCTTCCATGGCCTGGCCAGAGTCTTTGGCGCTGGTTTTCTGCTTTTTCAGCTGGGTATCGACACCGGCAAGATCGGTGCGCAGGCGTCGGGAGGATTGTTCGAGATCGTCCTGTGCCTGGTCCAGATCGCGCATGTTCACGCCGGCGGCTTTCAGGCGCGGGGTGAGGCGGTCGATCGCTTCGCGGTTACGGAGCCAGGCGGTCTTTGCACCGGTGGCGGATTTCTCGGCTTTGTCCAGCTCCCGGGCCATGGCCTTGGTGGGCTTCTGGGTAGACTCCAAGGCTGCTTTTAGCCGGGAGGCTTCGGCCTCGGCATCTTGCCAGCTTTGCTCGAGCCGGTCGGTTTCCTCGCCAAGACGCTTGAATTCTTTGATGTTCTTCTGGGTGTTGTTGAGCTTACCCAGGGCAGCGTTCAGCTCGTCGCTGCGCTCCTGCAGTTTGCCAACGCTTTTAGAGGCAGAGTCCGTGGCGGGGCTGATCAGATCCTTGCCTTTCAGGACAAGGTTGATGATGGAGTCTTTCAAGGCCATTTGGTTCGTCCCGGGTAATGTTCAGGCAATAAAAAACCCCGCCGTGGCGGGGTTGTTGGTGATCAATCGTCGAGCGTTATGATCGGGCGGCTTCTGTCTTTTGCCGCTCTCAGGTCTACATAGTCTTTGTATAACCCTGATTCCTTGGCGGCGGCTTCCATCTCTGCGCCAACCTTGTCATGCAACCAGCCAATCGATTGGCGACAGGTTTCCAGCCTGGCATCTACGCCAAATAAAGACAGCGGCTTTAGGGCGTCAATCGCGGGCTTCAGTCGTTCTCCCATATCAACAAGCTGCAGTGCGGACATGCTGAATCCGTAAAGGATGGCAAGGTCAACCTGGGTCAGCGTGGCGTGGCTTCCCGCCTGCTCTGTTTCGGGGGTGTCGTGAGTTACGCCAGAACTCAAAAGTCCTTCACTCTGGGAATCTATGACGTGAGCGTGTTCCCTAACTTCCCGATAATGCCTGGCCAGTTCGTCGCGCTTTTCAGGTTTTGAAGTCTCCATGGCGCTCTTCATAAATGCTGAAAGTTTTCTTTTCAGCCCCGAGCTATGGGTTTTTATGCAGCTGATTCTTTTTGACTGCTCGTCAGTCAGCTTGGCTGCCGGGGCGCTTTCAGCCTCTATGTACTCGCCTTCCAGAGGAACGCGGGCCACCAAACTGACGGCGTCAGTAAAATGGTCGGGCTCGATCTCTTTGTAGGTGCAGCCAAATTTGCTCTTCAGGGACGACCAGCAGGTGATAGCGGCTTTGGCTCGCTTGGCCGGAGGCAGTGCATCAACTCGGGCTTTTACCAGGCTCTTGATGGTGTCTTGCTGATCGATGGTCAGGCCGTTGGGCAGCGCTTTGGGTTTGCGCTTTTTGGCCGGGGCCGGTTTTCCGTAAATCTTTTCGGCCATTTCGTTGAAGGCGTTGATGTACGCCTCTTTGATTTGTGCGGCCTTTTTGCCGGTGAATCCCATGACCAGAAACATGAAGCCGTCTTTGGTCATTTCGTAGACCTTGGACTTGCGCTTTACCGCGCCAGCTTGGATCTCCTGCTCGTGGGCTGAAAAGTTAGCCGACGCGAACTCTTCAGAACAATCAAGGCTTTCGAGCTTTTGAATGACGTTCTTGTGTAGCCGACCAAAAGCCTCCGCGACCTTCAATGAGGTGGTGCGCGGCTGGTTGTTCTGAATGGTGATCAGATCGCTGGCTGGGAGAGTGATTGCAGTCATTTTTGCGTCCTACTTGTTTATCGAATGGGTGCCGGGAGGTTCGAAACCCCAAGTAGAGGGCGGATGGTATTTCCCCGAAGGGTGTTCTATTCCCATCCCCTCCCGACAGAAACCGGTTGGATAAACGCAATTTGGGCGCAAAAAAAACCGCCAGCTGTCGGGGGCAGTGTACCGCTACTTGAGGAGTTTCGACGCTCCACGCAGCGGATTATGGCCCGACAGCTCATGGCTTGCAAGTTACCAGCATGTGCCCGGGTAAATACCCGGTTACTGATAGGTGTATAAAACACCAGGCCGGTCTTGCAGGCGCACGACAGGAGATCAGGCAGCGCCCGCCTTTCAGGAGGCTTTGCGCCAAATTGCCGAGGCGTTGTTAGATCAAAATATTCTGAGCATGGTTTTTGCTTTGATTTTATTTTTCGGGATCTTTAATGAATAAAAATGTTGCTTAACAGCAATATAAAAAGCAAAGCAAAATTCATTCACAGTTTTTACAATATATTCCAGAATGGAATATAAAGCCCCGGCACCTCCGGGGCTTTTTCTGGTGCGCTTAGGCTGCAGCGCGGGTGAAGAACTTGGATTTGCCAGTGGCCTGAATGGATTCGTCCGCCAGCACTTCGCCTTCGATGGTGAAGGTGGAGAAGTCGTCGGAGATGAGGCCCAGGCCGGAAGTTGGAGACGGCTTCCAGCGGTGCACTTTCACGGTCACCGGCTTGCCGGTGGCGTCGTTGATGCCGTCGAGCACTACGCGCACCTCTTTGCCGGAATCGACCAGCGCTTGCAGTACGTTGGTGCCCTGGTTGTCGTAGCCCACCACGAGGGTTTCACCGTCTGTGATGCTGCCAGTGGACAGGATCTTCAGGCCGGCAGCGGTCACCTCATAATCGGTGCCTTCCACGTAGGTGGTGGTCTCGGTTTCGTCGGTGACGGTTACGGTGGCTGCGGTGTCGCTGAGATCGACCATCTTCTCGGTTTCAGCCAGACCACCGACAACAGCGGTGACGTTCTCTGCGGTTACTGAACCTGCGGTTACGCTTTCAACCATGCCACGCAGGGCCAGTGCCAGGTTGGCGTTACTGAAGTTGGCCAGTTCCATGGACAGGTTCACGGCACTGACGGTGGTTACGGAAGCGAAGTTGCCGCCGCCGCCACGGTAATTCCGCTGGGACTGGGTTTCCTGCTCGATCGCGAAGTTCACGTTGGAGCAGTTACCGACGTCGCGGCCGTTGATGTAAACGATGCCGGAGCCGATGTAGGCTTCATTGATTTGCTCAGCCATGGGGTCTTCCTCTTATTTCGTGGGGTCGGTGAGGTGTTCTGTCCAGTCAATGGCGAGCAGGACAGAGACAGAACAGGAGCGGGAGCCGTCGTCGGGCGGTTCGATAACGCGCCCCAGGTACTGCACCTGGACGATCAGCCCGGGGTTATTTCGGCTTTCGAGGGCCGGGAACAGGGATTTCTGGATATCCGCCAGCAGCAGGTGGGCATCATCCAGCGGGTTGAATGGGTCTGCTTTTGTCCAGCCTTCTATGGTGACGTTCAAGCGATTCTGAACTTGGTCTTGACCAGACCTTTTGATCACCTCTTCTTCACCTTCGTGAATGATCAAAAATGGGAAGGCTTCGTCTTTACTGATTCGCTTGCGCCCACGAGTAATTCGTTCGCCGGCATCGGTGTTGTAGTCTGGGGCCTGGATTTGCTCGAGGGCGGCCTGCACGACTTTGACGACTCGGAGTGATTTGGGGTCTGCCATGGTCAGGCTCTCCGGTTGATTTGGTCTTCGAGTTTTTCTTCAAATATTTCCGCCAGCCTGGCGCTGTAGCGGTCCAGCCGCCCGTCGTCTCGCACGTGCTTGAATGCCGAAGCCACGCTTAGGCCGTGGGCAAGTATCGGGCGTTTCAGGCGACCACGACTGGTGATGGTTCTCATGGGCAGTGGGCGGTCGGCTTCGGGGTTGATGAAGCCGGCTGCCACCTTCCAACCCCCAAACCAACGAATGAGTATCCGGGCGCGGGTTGGATGGCCGGCTGGTTCGGGGCGCCAGATGTACTCGGTTATGGGCAGGCCCTGGCTAACCGGGATGATGCGGGCTTCCATCCTTTCCCCTTTGGCTCGCCTGACGCTGATGTTTCTGCGCACCAGTTTCTTTTTCAGGCCGGTGCCTGCGCTGATATCGTTTACAAAGCCACGCTTGAACTCTGTGGCGGCACTGTTGAGAGCGTTGCGCTGTGCCCGATCGGTTTCCTTTGGCAGCGCTCCAAGTAGCTCGGACAGCTGGTCTGCGCCTTGGGTTTGCAGGGTGTAGCTCATGCGGTGTACGCCATGACAATGCCGTCGTCGCCGTCTTCGGCCAGGCCGGTGAGAATGTGTTCGGTGCCGCCGGCGTTGATTTTGTCGCCGGGTTGCCAGCGGCCTGGGGCCTGGTGGCTGGGTATTTCGATTCGGTACCGGTAGTCCATCATCTGGCCGTTCAGGCCGATGTGCGGGGTGTTTACTGCTACGTGGGCAAGTACCGGGGTTTCGGTGCCGTTTGTTTGCACGTAGGTGGCCTGCATGCCGATTAGGCGGGTGCAGGTGAGGTGCGTTTCTTTGCCCAGGGCGAGGCGGTCGCCTTCGGATTCGACCACGAGGGTGTAGCCGGAGCTGGTCAGGATCTGGCCGGGGTGGATGCCTGGGTGTGGCCGAATGATGACTTTGGTCTGGGCGCTTTCCTTCAGGCCTTTGGCTTCGCCGGCTTCCAGCGGTGGGCGAACGTCTGCCCATAGTTTGCCGATTTCGGTACCGGCTTCGAGGATGCTCAAGCGGGTGCGGAGGCGTCCGGATCTCATGCTTAACCTACTGGGTGAATCACATAGGGTGCCAACAGCGTTTCAACGCTGAATGGCAGTGTTGTGGCGATGGTGCCGATGACGACGGCTTCTCGGTTTTCATACAGGTGGCCGATGATCAGCAGCATGGCGCTGCGGATGTCTTCGGGGATCTGGTCGTAACCAACGTTAGCGGTGATGGTGATACTCATTGGCTGGCCGTTGGTGGCGGGCCAGTCGGTGCCCCATGCCGGGTAGAGGGTGGGGTAGACGGTGCGGTGGTCTACCGCCAGCTGGCCGGCAGTCAGGGTTTGTTCGGTGCCGATGGCATCGAGGTATCGCACTTCGGTGACTGACCGGAGTGGTGACCAGGACAACTCTATGCCGGCGCGGCCGCGTGGAAACCCATCAATGACTGCCGTTTCAGAATCCCGCTTTTCGATGGCCCGGCCGGTGTGGTTTTCGGCATGCCGGCAGGCGGCTTTGATCAGCGATTGGACGAGGGCGTCTTCTTCGCTGTGCTCAATCCGACAATGGGCCTTTGCTTCTTCAACGGTGATCATTGATGGGCTCCGCTATGGCCGGGTCAGGCCTTGGGTTCGTCGTCCTGGTTTTCGGTTGTCGCCGGCAGCTTTGTGCCTTCGACGGCCACTTTCTTTTTCACCAG